AACTTGTGATGTCTAATAGGTTTATTAGCTAAGTCTCCCCACACTAATGTATTACATGGATAAGTTTCACTAGATTCCCAATAAGCAAATTCTCCATATTGATATGGGGTGGCATTATTAATATTATCACCCACTGCAGCTCCAATAACAGATGCAGTGTTATATATTTTCCAAGTAGGACTTCCTCCTGTGATAGGATCTGGAGTTCCAATAAAGTCAGCATTAGTAGGATATACTAGTGCTAAATCATTTGCATTAGCAACACGTCCAGGAATGTGAAAAGCATCTGTTTGCTTACCATTCTTTAATAGGAATACAATCTCAAATGGGTACACTTCATCACGAAGATAACCACGTAAGTTAGTTGCATTTAGTTCATCAGCATAGTTCTCATTAGCAGGAATTTTATATGTCTGCCACTGAAGAGTAATTTGATTAGCAATCTGTTGGTAGTTAACTTGATCAATAGATGTTAGTTGATCCCATACAAGAATATCACGTACAGCAGTTAAGTCTTGAGCAATTTCATAATAAGGAAACTTTTCAAAGATGTCGTCAACAGTAAGTCTTATTAGCTCTTGATTTTGACCACTATAAGTAATTTGTTTAGTAACCTCATCAATAAAATATGTTCCTACTAACTCTACAGATGTAATTGCATTTATTGTTTTAATAACAGCAAGATTAAAATATTGCCATTGTCCTTTAGTTTCAAGATTAGATATTTGAATATCTATAGATCTACCAACAGGATAATTAAAATTAAGAGTTGTAATCTGAGTGTCAGCAATAGGAGTTGGATTTGTTACTGAGTAATATGAAGAATATCCATTACCAGTGGCATCAGAATATTGTACAGCAAATTGATATGTACCAGCAATTAAATTACCACCATTATTAACTCCTACAATCTTTAATTGAGGAATAGCAAAATTTGGTTGCAACTTAATTGCATTACAATCTAACTCAGTTGTAAACCTCTCATCACAGGGTTGTGATATTGATGATTGAATGTAAGGAACATTCTCAATATCTAAATATCTTCTAGGATTGAATCCATCTGTCCAATAGATTTCTGTTGTACAATTAGTAATCTTATGTACAGCTTTATGTATTGGATAGTCAATATTAAAATTTAGACATACAGCATTAACAAGAGTGTGGTATACACAATCATTGTTATCCATATATCCAATCTCAGATCCTCCTGTATGTGGATTAGCTAAGAAGAATATATGTTTATTCTTTTCGTAAATAGAATGCTCACCAATAAGTTGGTAACCTTCAGGAAAATTTAAGCATAGTTCATTCCCAGGCTCGTTCTGATAGTTTATAGAACTAGCATCAAAGTTCTCAACAGATGCATTGAGAGCATAAGTTAGAGCACCTTTAGGAATCTGATTAACTGTTAAATCAAGGTTTAAACCAGTATTAGCAGTATTAAATTCTTGTTTAATATTTCCTTGATTAGTTGTTTCTTCTGCCATCTTTTACAGTGGTTGTATATTAGTTATTACGTCTTCTACCATATCTATTGGTTCTGTTTGGTAGTTCGTACATATTAAACCTATTCAGATCGTTTTTAATTCTTCTCTGTTTAGTCCATGCATCTTGTTTCTTAATCTCAATATCAGCTAATATGTAAGCTTCATCATGTTTTCTCTCATAATATGCTAACTTTTGTTGAAGCTGATTGAAGGTCTCATCATTAGTTTGATTTGTAAGAGTTTCAAACACTTTAAATTTAATAAATGCTTCAACAAACTCTCTAATACGATAGTTATCAGGAATTAATTGATTACCTATATCATCATACTCAGTAGCATAGAATAATAAATGCACAACACCATTTCTAAAATTGGTTACAAACTTATTATCTCTAATATCAAATGAATCTATTGCAGCTTGACCAGGAGTGAAATTACCATCAACACCAGCTTGTCCTTGTGCAACAGGTGCATAAAATGACCAGTTATCTGTATAGTTTACACCACAGTTTCCTCTAGCAGAGATGTTACCTGGTTTAAGTAGATACTCTTGTTTGTATGATCTAGCAACTTCTTGATTAGTTTTGTACACAGCTTGAATTAACAAAGGCATACATTGACCACCACAACCAGGATCAGCACAAGCAGGATTAGCACAATCTACACCACCTACAGTGAGGGGAGCAAGTTGAATAGTTGTTTGTGTTGCAGCTTGTGAATAGAATGAATTAGCAGTTTGATAAGGACGCTGAGGAATCTCAGAACACATCCAAGCTTCTCTTACAGCATAAAAGTTATCTGGAAGTCTAGCTTGAAAATCAGAAATGTGTAATATCTCCTGAGAAATAACATAGGTTGTTCTGCCCAACTTCTTTAAACATTTGTCAAGGTAGGTTGGGAACAATAGATCATCTACAGCACCTGTATCAAAGTAGCTTTTTAATTCTTCTTTTACAGTGGCATATACAGGCTCAGGGGAAATGAAATTATATTTATAGTAGTATGACATGTTAAATTATTTTTTCCATTCTTGATAAATACATTGATATTTTTCGTTGGTTTTAATGTAATGGGAAAGTAGTCTTGAGGTTGTGCGTGATGGTTTGAAATACCACAAATCTAAATTTCTAAATCTAGCAGTGTCTTTAAACCACATCCATCCAAAGAAGTAGCCTTCTGTATGATAGTTAAAGTTGTAAATAACTTTTCCTTTTTCTTTTGTCTTTTGCCAATCTATAGGAAGATTGATAAATTCTTTACCATTGTTCTGTTTGATTTTCTTTCTCTTCTTTTTATTAATAGAGAACTCACCAAATCCAAATGGTAGTTTAGCTCTTTCACCAGTCTCTAGAATGTATTCTTTGAACTGCTCATTATATGAATAAAGAATATTTCTCCATTCATCAAAGGATAGTTTAATTGATGGATATCTTTTGCAGAAACTATTATAACTATCTCTGCTCCCACTTCTCCAATCTACCTTTATACGCATAAATATTATCTAGTTGGTGCAGCATTTGGAGCTTGTCCATCAATACCATCATCTGTCATATCTGTCTTTACTTGGAAGTATGTCTGTAATAGTTTCTGTGATGTAAGCTGTAATACTTGTTGTTGTAGATATCCTGGTAAAGAGAATGGTTTATCTAGAGGGTTCTTGCACCACTCTTCATCAGTTGGTCCACAACCTCCACATCCAGATTCAGGATACATTATTTCATTTGGAACATCTTCTTCAAAACAAGCAGCAAGTCTAATAGCTTGTAGTAAAGGATTATTTACGTATAAATAATTATTGACAATCCAATAATATTCTTGGTTCTTAATAATAGGAAGCTTAAGGAGATTCAAATATCTATTGATAGTGGTTTCCTTAAGCTTCTTACCTTGTCCACTCATCGCATTGATTGAATAGACACCTTGTATTAAATACTGATAGTTTCCTTCAGATATACGAGGTAGTTTATATTTTGTTCTTGCTACAGTGCAAGGATCTTGGTAATCGCAACATTCAGAAATAGGAACTTGAACCATTTCTAAACAAGGAATAGTTGTAAACAAAGTATCAGTAGCCCAAAGCTTTCTAAGATTGGTCTCTCTTTTAACTAAGAGAATACTATTGTTTCTAATTTCAGATGCAATAGCTCTATCTGTAATCAACGAATCTGTTGATAACAATTTATGAGATGCACGTACATCTGAAACTAATTTTCTTAATGTTGCCATATTTTTAAATTCTACTTTCGAACTCTCCTATCTTACCATGTTCATTGTTGTAAATTAAAACAAGAGCAGCTCTTATACTATGTACAAAGTTATTATCTCTGTGCCATCTATCAGTTCCTGAGAGACTAGGCATTTGTTGGATTCTAACACCTTTAACTTCTTTAGCCATATAGTGGTGTTTATCTCCTGTATGTATCTCACGATATGTAGCATTACCAAATGCTGATCCATATTGTGGATGTGTTGCAAACAATAGTGGAAGATCATCTAACTTACAGTTACCATGATGATAACCAATAAATGTATTTCCTAATATTGTAGCCTTTAATTCACTCTCTCTTCTATCAAATGTTATACCAGTTGCATTATTAAAATACACTTGTAATGCGTGTGCTAGATAGAATGATTTAGTTTTATCATGATTACCCTGAACAAGTAACACTTCTACATTTTCACAATGTTTGTAAAGAAGTTCAATTGCTTTAACAAGAAGATCAAATCCATGTTCATATTCTTCACCATATTCAACAATCACATCCTGAGGAGTTCCTGCTGTAGTTTGGTTTTGATAATTATCTGTATGGAAAAAATCATTTGATATAGGGAATACAACTGTACGTACATTGTAATTACGTAACACCTTTGCTAATAGATCTACAAGAACATTCATGTAGGTTGCTTTTCTATTCTCAATACTATTATCACCATTCACAATTCTTTTAGCTAAGTGAAAGTCTGATAATGATAATTCAATATCAACTGTTTCCTTATCTTCATCAACCATTACAGGTTGTGTAACAAATGTGCTTTTGTAGTTTTGTAGAAAGTTAGCAAAGTCTTCTGGTGTATAATCTTTAGGTTGTTTTAATGAAGAAAACACAGAAGAACTAAACTTTCCTGAAGGTAATAACTTAGACCAGTATCTACAGATAACATATTTATCTAAATTAACTTTATGTAAACTAGCTAATTCAATATCATCTTTTGGTTCAAAGTCAAGAATTAATGTACTCTCAATAATCCCTTTCTCAACATTTACCTTTCTGGTATTTTCAAAAAGAGGGATTGGTTCAATATCTTTATTTTTTAGTTCTAGTAATAACTCACTCACTTCATCTTCTGTAATTCCAAGCTTCTCAGCATAGAATTTTTTACTCTTTTTTTGTCTCAACAACTGTCCCAATTGTTGCAAAAGTGTTTGATTTTCAGACATACTTGGTCGATTTTAGTTAAAATTACTGTAAAGATACGAAATTGTTTTTTAAAAAACCAAATCTTTTTAATTAGAGATGTTATCCATACTAACTAAATTAGTTATAAAATAAAAAAACTCCCAGAACCTAAGCTCTGGGAGAACCCTGTAAAACCAACAAAACAGGATTTTTAATTAGCTTAAGCTGATGTTGTAGTGGTTGTTGTTGTTGGGCAACTTGGATAGCTATCAATTACACCATTTAGAATATAGATAATAGTTTCTACTGAACTAATTAGAGTGATGTAATATCCTGTAGGAACTAATAAACATGTTGTGCCAGTGTTAAAGTATACAGTTTGACCAACTGTTAAATTAACAGCTTGTCCTGTAAAACCACCATATCCTCCTCCATTATTTAAAGCATTACAAGCATCTGTCAATGATCCTCTAAAATCAAAATTAGGACTGATAGTTTCATAATAGAATGAAAAGTCACTTAATCCACCAGGTCTAACACAAGCAGTGCTAGTTGTTGTAGTGGTTGGAGGAGTACCAATTATTATATCAACATAATTTGTACAGTCTCCTTGAGATAAAACTCTGATTACGTTTGTTCCTAAAGGAACTAGTGTTGATGTATAACCAGCTAATAAAGCTGATTTAGCTACACCTGATTCAAATGGAGTTACATATCCATCAACATCTGAGTAGAGGTTAAATGGACCTGTATTAGCTCCAGCAACAATTAAAGTTATTAATACAGTCATATTTTATTTGGTTTAAGGAATTGTAGTAGTTGTTGTTGTAGTTCCTGGTATAACAGATATTACATTACTATTTAATGTATTACCATCACAAATCATTGATACTCTTATATACTGTGTACTAGATGTATTTAGTGTAAGTATGTATGATGTTTGATTACATCCATCAGGAATAGTTTCACCAAAAGCAAATGGACTAAAGCTAGGATAATCTGAATAATCTGCACTAACATCAGTACATAATGTAGATCCATTCAAATCATAATCTAAAGTTACATTTCCAAATCCATCACTTGTAGCACTATTTAATGTAGGGGTTGCACAAGCAATTGTGGTAGTAGTAGTAGTTGTTGTACTACTACAATCTACAATGCTTGAAATAAGTCCACCTGAAACAGTAAATACAACATTTGAAGCATCTGGATTAATATAAGTACCATCAAGAACAGCTGTACACCAACCTGGATATATAGTTGTTGCACCAACTTCAAATGATGATACAAATGCTGGGAAACTGCCCCAAACCCAAACACCACCACCACCTAAATAAATAGCTAAAGCATTACATGCATCTTCAACAGTTCCTGTATCAAATATTATAAGCTCACTTGTTTCAGTATTTAAAATACCATTTGCAAAAGTTATTTCAGTTAAACCTGCTGTACAACTAGTTGTAGTGGTTGTAGTAGTAGTTGGTCCAGCTGTAGTAGTTGTGGTAGTAGTTGAAGTAGAACTTGAAGTAGTTGTAGTTGTTGTAGAACTAGTAGATGATGTAGTTGTAGAACTAGTAGAAGATGTTGTTGTTGTTGTAGTGGGTGTAGCTGTAGTGCTAGTAGTTGTGGTTGTTGGAGAACAAGAAGAAACTAATTGACAGAAATAAGCTTTCAATACAGGATTAGTTTCAATTGTCTGAATAATTTGTGCAACAAAGTCATCAGAGCAAATCTTATTATCAATCTTCTGTAAAGCAACAGTTAGGGTGTCACAGTTCTGAATACCAGTGCAAGATAAGTTATCTCCATTGTATTCAACGAAATCACTACTAACTATTCTATTAGCATAAGGATCACAAGTTGTAGGGTAAACCACTCTAACTAATGGACCAAAGCAGGGCATTCCAGGTAAACAAGCCATAGGTTTTTATTATTAAGGAGCAGGAATATACATAATGTAATAGCAAGCTATTACAGGGTGAACGTTATTATGTGATTGTCCACCACCTTGAGCACCAACACTAACTGCTGTGCTTGTAGCTACAGCTAACGATACACCTAATTCTTGTGCAGTAACTGGATAAGAATTTAGAGCACCAGCTGTAGTTCTATCACCAGATCCATCTGGGTAACCTGTACCACTAACACCTGTCCAACCATGATTGTGTGGATTAGGTGTTACAACAGAAGTTGATGTAGCAGTTGCAGTGTGAGTGTGAGAAGGCATCTGTAATGTAGATAATGTTACAGTGTTTGCACCATTTGTACTATATAATACATAATTAAAGTTTCCAGCGAGTAGAGGATTTACATCATCAGGAAGTGAATCACCACCAGGCATGTTTAAAGCACCAATTGGAGATCTACCACGTTTATCAGGAGTTCCATTAGCACCATTACATAAATAAATTTGTTCCCAATCACCTAAACCAGCACCAGAAGCATCAAAGTTACTTAATGAACCATAGTATTCAACTACAGTGTATGGAACCATTCTGCTATAGTATTTTGTAGTTGATGTTTCACCATCTAAGTAAGCTTGAATTAATGCATTAAGTTCGTCAAGTCTAACATAGTTAACTTCTACATCTAAAGCAAGAGCTCCTAAATCAATTTCTAATGCACAAAGCTTATTAATTGTAGCTTGTAACACTTCATATGTGTTGGTTGGATCAGGAGATCCTTCTAAACATTGAGTTGAATATCCTTGTTCTAGTTCAGCAAACTTAGCTTCTAATGCAATTACTTCATCCTTTAGAAAGCACGTAGAATCGATTAGAGCGTTTACTAGATCAACAATAGTAATATCTCCACAAGTTGGAAGATAACCTTTTACAAAGTCACATATTGCGTCTAGATCAACTAGAGGTTTAATACCTGTGCCATCTAATGTAGACACAAGAAATGTAATAAGAGACTGCTCAACATAAGAAAGAGAGTCCCCAGTTTGAATTCCCAAGACAGGAACATCTATCCCTGTATATCTGACACACTTATCTGATACTATCTCTGTGCATCCATTATAACAATTTGAGCAATTTTGTAATGACATGTCTGTTTTATTTATATATTAAAAGTTTTACTCTACTCGCAATCATTTCAACAGTGTATGGTAATCCATAATCTGGGTTACAAAACTTATAAGTTAGAATACGCTTATAGTTTAATAGGTCCAAAAATACAGTTCCATTAACTGGAAGGTTTAATGAGTATATAGTATTATTGTATAGATTGCCAGCTAATTCCTTAATCTTGCATTCTATATCCTCTAGTAACACTGGAATAGTGGTACATTCAACACAATTAGTTAAGCTTGACTGCAACATATTTAGAATTTTGTGCTGCCTTCTGAGCAGCTTTATTACAATAAGCACAAAGACCTTTGATTAGCTGACAGCTACATCCTACCTTTGCACCACATTTAGAGCACTGTGCCATATTAATAGAAGTTATTAATGTAGTTGTTTCCTGAACAACCACAATTGTTTCTAATAAAGTTATTTAACATCATGTTTGCCTGATTGTACAATTTGTTTGATTCATCAACAGCACACTTGTTTGCAGCAGCAATAGATCCTTGAATAAAGAAATAGATGGAGTTTAAATCAACTTTAGCTTGAGTTTTAATAGCTCTATCACATTCCATCATATCAAGTTTCATGAATGCAGTGTCAAACTTCTCCTGAATCAATTCAGTACGCATGAAAGTTTTCTCTACAAAGTTAGTATATGCAGGAGCAACTGTGTACTTAAACTTCCAAATACCATCAGGTAATGGTAATAAAGGATCACCTAAAGGTGTTAGTCCTAAGTTAGATGAAGTGAGAATGTTGAAATCGTTAACAGTGAAAGGTAAACTAGTTTCCCCAATACCAGGGATAGTTACAGTTAATGTTGGAGAAGATACAACAGGGGGATCAGTAGGGTATGTTGAAGCATCAGCAATACCTAATGTAAGTACGTTGTATGTTGGAATTACTAATATGTCTAGTTTTAAATCTGCCATCTTACACTTAAAAAAAATGCCAGAGGATTTTGAGAAAGATCCTCTCACCCTCTGGCATAGGTTATGTTATTTAATTGTTTCTACTATAGCCCTAGATTATGGGATATTAGTTGAAGTGGTGCTAGTTGTAGGCCAGATAGTAGTGGTGGTTGAAGTTGTAGTAATACAAACAGTATCACCTCCTACAGTTCCTAAAGCAGCTTCTAAAATAGTTTCTAATGCAGCAGCAATACCACTAACATCAGCATTTGGAGCAGCAATGATTACAGTGCTATCTTCCATAATGTAGTCACCCCACTGATACTCAGATTTGTTATATTCATTGAAACGAATGTAGTAAGTATCATAAGTAACACCTGAAGATACATAAGACTCAAAGTTCTCGTTGTATCCAACCATTCTGTAAAGATGCTTTAAGTAACCTGCTTGGTAGCTGTAGTAGTTTTTCTCTAACTGTTGAATCTCTGCAGATTGTCCAGTTGGGAAAGAAGAACGTTGAGTGATTACAGAATCAGCAACAATGTTACAGTTATCAGCAACGATAAAGTCAGCAGTGGTTGCAGGACCAGAGTATACGAAAGTTCTGAAGTAGAATCTGTCATATTCGTAAGGGAATGCAGCAACATCACATGGTTGACCATATACAGTTAGAGGTTTACCAGTAATAACTAACAAAGCATTTTGATCATTACCTACACGTTGGAAATCGTAGAAAGTATTGAAGCTAATGTTGTCAGGGTTGTTACCTGGAGCTTGTGCTTCTAACTTAAGAATGAATTGGTCGATCAATGCTGGAACATCAACAGTATCGCAAGGATCACCACCACAATCGCAGCAAGGAGCTTGTACAGTTACTGAACGAGTGAAACCATTGAAATACAAAGTGTTGATGTAGCTAGAGAAACCACGAAGAGTTAAAGTAACGATATCACCACATTTAACATTCCAGTTACCCACTTGGGTTACTTGGTTTGCTGCAGTTGGGCAACCAGTTACTTTATACCACTCAGTTACGTTAGAGTTGCAACCTGAACCAGATGGGCAACCTTTAATTTTGTCAGAGCGTTTTGAGCCTTGAAGATAGGTGTTTTGTCTACCTTGAGCTACATAAAAATAGGGAGCTGCTGCAATGTTAACTGCAGTTGCTGCACTATAATCATTTAAGAAAATACCTACTTGACCAGCAGTAAGATCTTGTGTTGAACCAGAGCTAGGAACAGAAGTTTGTCCTACTGGCACCACGAATAACGTGGTTAATGAAAAATCAGCCATTTTTTATTTATTTAAGTTGTGAATAATTTACTCGTTTGTTTGGATTCTAAACTGTGCACTTTGTACAGCAGATTGGTTCTCAGTGTACATTGCTAGGTTCTGAACTGTTAAATCTAACAATTCATCTTCTAGATATGTTTCTAGTTCACAATCCTGGTTGTAAGATGGTTGTCCATCTAGCATTATATATCCTTCTTTATTTATATACTGTGGGTATCTAAAATAAGAAATGTAGATATCTGTTGGTGTAAATGTACCATCTGTAAAGACACTTATCTCATCAGATGATAGGAAGTTAAATGTTTCTTGATATTCAAATGATGGTCTATAATGTGTGTTATTTAACAACAATGATAGATCACCATGTTTTGCTAGATCCTTATTGATCCAGATCTTTCTATCTTTACATCTTCCTTTATCAGCAAGTACATAACTATCTACATAGAACATATACTTAGGAACTAATAGATGAATATTTGCAGACCACTGATTTAACTCAGGATTTTTTAAATTTAGTGATAACTTACCATCATTGTAATTTATCACTAAACTTTGCAAATCTTCATAACGCTTTTTAAAAGCATCTTGACCTAGACCACTATTTGTACTAAAACCATCAACCTTCTGCTTAATTAACTTAATCTGAGCTTCATTTAGTGCAAGGATTTTATCCTCTAGCTGAATTTGTTGGTGCTCGTTTGTTGATAGTTTATTTAGTTTTTGGTCAATTTTATATAATAAACTATCTACAGGGATCATACAGAGGCAAGTTTCTTAGTTTTCAATTTTTGTTCAAGAGTGATTAGTTCATCCTGATTATCATCATCAGATAAGAATCTAATTAATTCTTCTTCATCTTTAGCAACTTCAAACTCTCCTTCATAGATTCTGCCATTAGCTTTGATTCTATAGATTGAGTGTGTTGTAGCTTGTTTAATTAAATCTTTAATATGGAGTAAGTTTTCCTTCATGTCAGCAAATCTGTTGAACACTTCGATAGGACTTAGTCCTTGGAAGTTTCCACCTTTCATTTCTGTTTGTTTAAGGATGTTATCCACTTGATTATAAACAACTTCTTCCTTAGTATCATCAGTGATTGGAAGTCCTAATTGACGAGCAACCTTGCGTTTCTTCTCAGGAGTCATTGCATCAAACTTAACAATAGCTTTGTTGATTAACTGTTTCTTCTTGTAGATAACAGCATTTTCAATTTCATCATCAGCTACATAGAATTGTGTATCTGCTGGATATTCACCACGTTCCCAAGCTTGGTAGCTAGAAGCGATAGTTGGATGAACACGTAACCAAGCAAAAGCTAACTCTTGAAAAGGATTGCTTAAGTCAAAGAAGTTATCACTATCAAGCAATTTAACAGCTTGTACGTGAAGAGTATCTTCTGTTGATGTAGACAAACCATAGTTCCAGAACTGTGAACGAGGACCTAAGTCAATATCACCTAAAGCAAGTTCAAGCTTAGCTTTAAGAGCTGTAACACGTTCAATTTCCATTTCTCTTTCTAGAGAATCACCAATTCGTCTGATGTAAGCAGCATTAGGATCTAATCCTGTTCTATACTGACCATCAAGTTCTTTGTAAGGATACTTAAAAACTCCTGTACCAGGAATCCTTGTCATACCTACAGCAGCAAGTCCAGCTTGCATTGTTTGTAATTGAGAGCTATTGTACTCTCGTTTCAAAGTTGAGATTTTTCCTATCTTACCCATATGTAGTTTAATTATTGTTTGGTTTATATTTGCAGAGTGTTCCCATCGAAGGGTATGCAATGAACATTGAATTCATTCATCACTCTGTAATTTGAGAAGTGCTCCCCTCCAGGTGGGACAGGTGAGGGGAGCGTTCTTCTCAGTATTGTCTAAGGATACTATCCTTAGAGGGGATTAGAATTGTGGGATTTCCTCAATAAGAACTGTACGAGACAAGTCCTCAATGAATACATCACAACGATCTTTCATCCAGATTTCGTATCCTGGGAATTTGTTCGCAGAGCTCATACCTTGAGATTTAGCAAAACCTAAGTGGTGACGAGTTCCATCGATATAACCCCAAGTCATAGAAGGAGCACCCTTCATACGTACTTCACGAATGTTGTTTACCATAGAACCATCGCTCATTGGAGACACATCAAATACCATGAATACTGGAGTAGATTTTTTGTTCTGACCAAATTCTAAGTTAGATTGTGGTAAATCTAATTCTTTCAAGTGGATCAATTCAACACGACCAGTCTCACGAGTAACCATTGCATCGAATGCAAAGTTGTAAGTGATGTGTTGACCTTCTCCTTGCATGTAACGATTACCAGAATCAGCCATGAAAGTTAAACCTGAATTTAAAGCGTCAGTTTTTAAAGCTTGTTGGAATACGTCAAAACCAGCCTCGTTAGTGTACATTTTAACACGACGATCTTTAACATCCACACGACGATAGAACAAATCTCCAAAGACAGCACGAATTAAGTTTGCAGAGAACTCTCCACGATTGTACTGTACTAAGTTACCATTGTTACGCATTCTGTGGTAAACACCAGCTGAAGTACGTTTTAACTCTTGCTTAGAACCATTAGTTTTAACAGTACCTGGTTTAGACCAGATCATACGCTTAACTTTTAATTCTAACATAGACTTACGCATCCAGAACTCAATGAATGGTTCCCATTTAACATCATTACGAGTTAAAGGTAATTGGTTACGACGTTGAGGAGCATAAACTAAAATGTCAAGTGGCTTACCAGAAGCATCACGCATCATTTTGTCATCAGCCCACTCAGTGATTTTGTGCTCAAAACCATATGCAGAACCTAAAGATTCGAACATAGTGATTTGCTCACCTAAACGAGGAAGACCTAATAAATCCTGATCAAATTCACCAATCGCAGCATCAACTAATTCCAATTCAACACCAGCTTGTAAGAATACTGGGTTAACGAAATCTACAGTTGGGTTATCAGTCACCAAAGTGAAGGTGTACAAGTAACCAATGTTAAATGGTTGAGGATCTTTGATCACGTAGAAACGTGGACCATATTGACGAGTACCTACAGAAACGATAGCGTTTTTAGAGAACTCATTAGTATCTAACACTAAAGTGAACTCTTGACCATCAATACCTGTTTTACCTGCAAGGATTAAAGCTGCAGTTGAATCAGTAATGTCAATGATTTTAGGGAATTTGTAAGGAACCTGAACTTGCCATTTCCAAGCATCACTGTTATTATCGATGTAATAAGGTGTGCTCTTGTTGATCATGTCCAAGAAGTCATTACTGTACAATGAGCTCTGAGTATACAAAGAGATGATCTTTTTGTCATAATCAGCAGGCTCAGTGGAGTGGAAAGACTCCAAGTGATTTGAGTCAGTAAGCTTACCAACAGCACGTTTGTCCATAGACGCAACACGAGCATAAGTAAAGCCAGTTAGACCTGGGATTGTTTGAATTGCCATTTTGTTATTCTTTTTAGATTATTGTTTAAAAAATTATTGGAACCAGGATGTTGGGTTACCACTTGACTTATTTCCTTTTGTAGCACTTTTCTCAACTTGTCTTGCAACCTGACCAAATAATTCATTTGATTTTTTTGTTACACCAGTCTTTTGAATAGTAGAGAGCGTAGGATCTTTTTCTAAGATCTTTAAGAGTAATCCAAGTTTAACCTTCATAGCGTGGTTCTCAGGTCTCTTTAGCTCTAGGATGGTACGATCAAAATCTGTTAATGTTTCACCAGAGTTTGTTTTGTACTTATCAACCAAAAGGAAGTCTTGTAGTTCACCAGCTATTTTAGGATTTAATGGAATACCATCAAACTCTTTAGCCTTCAGCTTATCTTGTAGGATAGTCTGAACGTTTTGTATGTATTGGTTTTTAATTGCAGCTTTCTGTTGTAATTCAACTTCAGCTTTTTGTTCTAATTGAGCAAGCTTTTGAGCTTCCTTCTTAACTAACACCTTATGGTGTTTTGTTGCTACAGATTCAAGATCACCATAATTCTTTAGTCTCTCTACCTCTGTTTCAACATCTTCAGGATCAAAACCTTGATCAGTTAATGCTTGTTTAATTACAGCTACCTGATTGTTCTCATTACTAAGATCCATTTCAGAAAAGCTTTCTATATTATTAAAGGTACCAAAGTACTCTTTAGGATTAACTCCTTTTACAAATATGGCATCAAACGCTTGTTGATAATCTTCTCCAAATTGTCCAATGAAGTTATTAACCACTTCAATTGCACCCTTTTTCTTTTCAGCTTGGAATCTCTCAAGGAACTCTTCAGGAGTGTTAATAGGTTCTTCATCATCATCATCGTCCTTAGTAAACACACCTAAGTTAAATAGGTCATTTGCTAAAGCTTCAAATTTAGTTGATGCAACATCTTCAACATCTTCTTCAGATTCAGCTTTCTCTGCAGGTTTTGCAGCAGGAGCATCATCCTCTTGTTCTTCATCATCTTCATCACCTCCTAATAGGAAGTCTTGTAAATCTTGTTTCTTATCCTCATCAGATTTGTCTGTTGATTTATCAACAATATCATCTCCAATAGTTTTAGCAGCAGCAGGTTTTGTTTTTGCTGGTGCAGGATCTTCAACTTCTTTAACAATATCTTGAAGATCATCAGGACTACTAGTAGCACTATCAGGTCCCATCAGATCATTTAATAGTTCTGCGTTACCCATGCCCATTTCCATAGTATCCTGTATACCAAAGTTGCCTCCAAATGAAGGAGTTTCTAAGTTTTCAGCCATATGTAGTTCTTTTTTATTTTGGTTTGTAATGTAAAATTATGCAAGATTAGTCGAATAACAAAGAGTTATATATACTTCTGTCTATATTTTCAAAATAATATAGCATTAATATTTTTTCTTCTAATCAAAAAGGTTAACCTATTTTGATTTTTTGTTTGCTCTACCCTTTGCATTCTCTTTAGCCACTGCTAAATCGTTTGCTTGATTCTCTCTAGCAACCTTTAATTTTTCTCTTTCAATTTCTAACTTCTGAGCAGCTTGACTATTTTGAGAATTGATTTGTGCAAGTTTAACCTCATAGTCTCTAGCAGCTTTAGATTGCTCAGTAGCTAATCTATTTAATTCTAAGACATCAGGAGTGTTATTCATATCAAGATCTGATAAAGGACCTGATTTAGATTCAGCATTAATAAGAGCAATTTCTTTCTTATTGATTCTATCTAACTCATTCTGGTAATCCTGGTGAGCTAAATCTTGGTCTTTCATTTGTTGAGCCTGTGCAATTTGAGCTTGAGCAATCTTACCTTGTTGTTCAGTTTGTTGCTGTTGCAATTGCATAGCTTGTTGTTTCTCAGCATCCACCTTATCTCTAAGATCCTTGAAGGTTTTCTTCATCTCTCTAATAGACTTAGTACTATATAGTTCAATCACATCATATAGAGATCCACCATTCTGCATCAAAGGTTGTGCCAATTGACGAAGCTCATTATACATTTGTGTATCATCAGGACGATTAGTCAAGAATACTTTTAAATCTCTGAATTTTAAATCAGAACCATTCACTTGTACGAATGCTGATTCTCCTTCAGAAGTGATGTAGCTAAGGGTTGATTGTGGTTTAGAACTTTCAACATATAATGCTGCATCTACAATAGCTTGATATAACTGACCTAATACATACTCGTGTGCCACAAATAGAGGCTCTGTCTGAGAGTATGATTGTTGGATAGCATTGTTTACACCTGTAGCAGATTCAGACGCTGAGATGGATCCCATACGCTGTCTAGACATACCTATAAGTTCCCAGCACTCAGCTTTAATTTGTTGTGCTAGTGTATATCTAGCTTGAATCTCTTGCGTACGTGTAAGGTCTAAGCTTGTATATTGATTAAAGCTAGATGGACTCTTTAAGTTCTCAGGAGAATCATCAATAAACACAACACCTCTGTTACGTGCTTCCATTTCCCATACATCCAATGCATCTTGTGCATCTCCATCTTTAGGAATAGGAATATGTCTGATAGACATTAATTGCACCTTACCAACTTCTTTCTCTAATAACTTGTATAATTGGTTCATACAAACATTATAGATTACTTGGAAAGGTTTCATTAGATCTACTAATGATTTTGCTTCAGTATTTTTAACCTCGTGGGTTATACCAATGATAGGACAATAATTAAGAAGCTTATAAGGTTTAATGTGATAAATGTCTGGTCCAATCTTAACACCCTGATACCATTGGTTAATCCATCCCCACTCTAATGAAATTTGTGTAGGAATAGTTCCAGATTTATATGTCTCATCTACAAGTGTTGATTGTTCATTGCCCATTTCATCTGTATAGATGAGCTTACCAATTTTCTTTTTAGAAATCCAATACGCACGAACAACAACATATTTATAACCAAAAGAAGATACGTTAGAAGTTAAACCTAAGAAGTCCTGAAGACCATCATTGTTTTCCTTCATCTCACCTTCAATCATCATTCTTGTTTGTAACACTAATGGATCATATGTGTCATATGTAACAGAATCAATACCTGGAGAAATTGCATCATTACCAAGATTAGACTCACGAACGTTGATCAAACCATAATCCTGAAGAGAAGAACGTAAGTGATCTATTTCCTCTTTAGTCAAATCAGGGAATGTTTCAATGATTTCAGATAGCTCCATTACATTCACCATACCTGCAGCATATGCACCTTGTGCTCTGCCTGTAGGATCTGATATATATTTTCTATCTGGTGTAGTTAGGAACCAAGTGTTCTTAGGGTTAGCAACCTCTACATTAAATCCAGTTTTTGAGTTATCCTCATAGATGTGATAGAACTCACGAGCAGAGATAAGCATATCTCTAAATGCATCTTCACTCTTTTCTTTAAGTGTAAACTCAGCTTTCTGACATGTAAGAACGTGATTAGCCCACTTCTCAGCTACAGATGTATAACTATCTAGTTCATCCTTCACTTCATCCATGGTCAATTGATTCAACTGTTCTTCATCAATCTCTTGACCAGATAATGCAGCTTGTTCTAATGTTTTTTGTTTAGCCTGTTGAACAACATACTCCTGAAGAATGCCAGTTTTAAACTCTAGTTCTTCTGCCTTGCTATCATCATCAAATGCTTTCACTCTAAATGTATCTGGACGTTTAGAGATCTCACCAACTAGTTCATTGATTGGTGTTGTAAGTATAGAATAATGTTTAACATATGCAGGGAGAGCAAGATCTGCTGTAAGCATATCTGTAAAACTTCTCACCTCAGGCTCTTGGTAGAAATCCTCCATACGAAGAATACCTTTTACCAAGTCATAATTTTTTACAAATGTATCCCTGTTCTTTACATACTCAGCATAAGCTTTGTTTGCAAAGTAGTCCATTGTATTCTTAATCCAGCTTTCATCCTGCTTTTCCTTATCAGTTTTGAATTGATCAGGGAAGATGTTTAAATACGCATAACGTATTGTAGCATCTTTGGTATATCTAATTATTGCCATTACGTGAACAGTTTATTTTTTTTCTTTGTATGAAAGAGTCCTCTAGACTCTGTGAATAATTGATTCTTTTTGTTTGGTTTAAACATTGATGTAACCCTTTCATCCCCACTACCACCTACCTTTCCCATGATAGGATTCATCTTCAAAGCTTGAGCTATTGCAAGCTCAGCAGCAATGATTCTATCAAAGTTACCAGAATCATTATATTGTATAATTTCTTCTAATAGAACAGGATCAAATATCTTACCAACACCTTGTAACTCTTTAGTTACATTACCTTCTTCATCCTTTTCTGTGTATATCACTTCCTCCATATAGTTCTTAAGACAGCTATGTAAATAGTTTCTTATCTTCTCAGAGGATCTATGTATACCATACTCACGTCTCACTGTAGTGTTAGGAACAACTTCCATTAACCACTGTGGTTGACGTTCTAGATAGTGAGCATCACCTTTAGCTTTCATATATTCAATAAAGCTAATCTCGTCATTTTCCACGAGAGTTCTAGCATTAAAGTATTTAATTAAATAGCGAGCTTGTTCTTCCCACGTTTCTTTCTTATCAGGACGAGCACAATAGCTAGCTACAAACATATCCTGATACTTCTCACCAGTGATCTCATGCATACGTTTATATATGTATACAGATCCTAATGATGAACTGTATTCAGACTTTCCTTGTCTGTAAGGATCGACTCCAGCAACATATAACCCATAAGGAGGATTCTCAATAGGAAACTCATATATAATTACAGGAGCATCTTTTTGATCTGAATTCTTTAATGGGAAGTTGGTTATTGGTTGTTTGTCTGTGAACTCATGCTTAATAGTTCCATCTTCACTATACAAAACTACAGGTGTTCCTGTACGTTCTTGTTGTAATAGTCTGATCTTCTGACGTTTAGCTGCTTCAATATCAAATATATTGGTATCTTCATTTAAGAATATGTCATCCACTTCTTGTGGGTAGTACATTTTCTCTTTGAGATAGGCGATTCTATCACCAGCTTTTTTAAGTTTTTCTAGGTTATCGTTAGTTAGTTGAATAGCTTTCTCTTCATTGCTAACTAACATTGGTACATTATGAAGATCACTAGACTCTGGCTCATTGAGATAAGCTCCAAGTGTAGACTCTTCTTTAGCTTCCATCCTGTATTTAGCAGAAATGAATAAGCCATGTATTCTATTTTCATCCTTTTGGTTATTATATTCTAGGAAGTTAAAGTTGTTTACATCAAACATTAAGCTCTTTGCATCCATGAATTTCTTCATATCACCACCAGTTCCTGTTAAAATAGGAGAACAACCCCAACCAAATGGTGTTGTAAAACCTGGTGTTGCTGCTTGCAAACCTCTTAAGAAATTTCCTTTACCAATCTCATCAATGATTAGCTTTCTAGGTTTAGTACCTGCAATAGCCTCCTCATTATTACCCTCATCTAAGTTACGTATAAGAATCTGAGAGAATGGTATTCTCTCTCCTGATTTAGTCTTAATACCAAGTGTCACTTGGTTCTTCCAGTTATCCTCAATTCTCTGCCATCTCCATGCTTCTGGTAAGAAGTTTAATCCTTTATCAATCTTATCTGTGATTAGTTTTATATCTGGTGCATTCAAACCAGCAATGATGTTCTGGGAGTTCTCATCAAATGTAGCTCCCCATCCTATATAACTAGCCTCTAATACAGACTTAGCAAAACGTCGAATACCAAGGATTACAAGTCCTTTTTTCTCTGCATGTGCTCTATCTATCTCATTAGTTACTAACCACTCATTATCTCTGAGAAGAGGATTAGCATATTTCTGTGCAATTCTACCTCTCTCATCTATAACATCCACCTCTGTGTGCCAGATGTTTAAGTGCCAATATAAGAATGGGTTTATATACACACCATTCATCATTGCACCATTGGTGCATAGTTCCTTGTGAAACTCAAAGAACATATCATACTCTTCGCTCTCCCTATCTGGAATACGTTTCTGGTTAAGAAACCAGTCTGAGTAATCTATATTTTGTAGTTCCATTATTTTCTATTCTTCATCCACTTTTCTGCCATAGAAGACATCTCTCCTTTACCTCTCACTTCCACCTTAGCTTCTTCTACGCTACGTAGTTTATCTACCACCTCTAATAAGGCTAAGTAGTTCTTCATTGTTTCTTGAATAAACTTACCCTGTGATTCAATACTTGCTATCACCATAGGTAACATTCCACCTTTAGCAGTGGGTTTCCATTCAATTCTATCCTTTAGTTCGTGCATTGGATTAGCATCAACATACGCTTTCCAAGAAGATAGTTGTTCCTCAGCCCAATCAAGCTCAGTGTTTATATATGTAGTTTTTGTATTTTTTGCCATTGTGTAGTTTAGTTAGTAGTCATCTTCATCAAACAAGTGATCGAGGTTCATGCCATCATTTATAATGGCATCTAGCTCTCTTTCATTTGTATAAGGAGCATCTATTTCCTGTTGATCCTTATACTTGTTTAATGCAGCAAGTAATTGCTTGTCTGATATTCCCCACAAATCACTTCCATCTAAGGCTGTTGATATGTGTCTACCTATATTGTATTTAGGAAAACTTTTGTGTAGCTCATTCAGCAATGTAATTATTTGGCTGAAATCTGTTGGTTTCCTGCTCATATTAAATCGTTTATGTCCTCATCAGACAGTGGTATAATGTTTCCTGTTAAAGGATCAATTTTTGTATAGGGTTCTTCTTCCTCTTCATCCTCATCTTCATCTGCAATAAATTCAATCTCCATATCATCCTTAGAAAGATATTCCTCATGAACAACAATACCAATGGTGTCTTGGTTCTCGTCAGGAGTTCCAATAATGTCTACATAATCAGCACCTGAATTGTATACATTCACTAATGTTTCAATAAACTTTTGAAGGGCTATCTTTCTAAGAATCACTTCCTTCTTCTTGTTGTTCTCCTCCATTGCCTTTAATCTCTTGCTCTTGTTCCTCTGTTAATACAGGAAGCCATTTATTTATTGGACATTTACAAGAAAGACATTTGGTTTTAGCTGACAATGTACATCCACAATGTGTGCAATGTGCATCTGGTCTAACACCCTTGTGATTCTTAGAATGATGTGGACATGCATTGCATACATTCATCCTGTCCTCACTTGTCTCTTGAATAATGTCTTTAATTGCTGATGGGGGAACTAATTTATTCCTCCATCCCTCGTATATCTGACTTAGATTCATATTGTATTTTTGGTTTTAATATCTCTATTGCTTGTAGAAGGGATTCGAGCTTTACTTCTGCAGCTTTACGTTTCCTATCTGTAGCTGTTTCGTCTACAATGGTTTGTTCTAACACCTCCTTCTGAATCAACATTGTCTCCATCTTCTTCACTGCCTTCTTCTCGTTGAAAAGAAACTTCCCAAATCCTGAAAGTTCTACACTCTTCTGATCGTTGAATGCCACTGTCGCTGATTGGAATTGGTGGTTGACCACTGCTTCAATTATCTTCTCAGGAGTGTTCATCTTAATGGACATCTTCCTAATAATATAATCCTTTATCGAAAGACTCCTTGGCTTATCCATGTGACAACGTTATATCAAGCTTAATGTCATTGGTAAATTTAAGAATAATAACTGGATTAACCTTCACCTTACTCTTATCTTTTATCAGCACTGACATCTTCTTCAGCTTGCTTATCATATTATTAATTGTAGGAGAGCTTGTGTTATATTTAATACAAAACTCCTCTCTTAAATGCTTGTAGGAAATGTTCCCCTTAATAGCTGTGAACGCAATGAGTTGTGTCTCTCTATGTGTTAGCTTTAAATCGTTAAGCACAGACAGAATAGAATAATACTTCTCTGCTAGGAGAAAATCATCCTCTTCCTTTATCTTGAGCTTCTGGACTATTATTGTTGGTTGTTCCATTTTATTACGTAATTAATTACAAAGATAGACAGTTAAATTATATTGTACAATACAAATATTTTAACTAAAGCTATATTATGCATTAAATCTCATCTTTATGTTTGTAGAACACTATTACAACATTAACAAACACCATACCTATAACTAACTTCTCAGCTAAGAATCCTCTGTCATCATCTTCTCCAAAGAATGATATACCTAGATGATGATATGGACTAGAGAATGTATTTATCTCAAATACTAAATCTATCCCTACATTCTTTCTAAACCCATACACTAAAGACATAATCAATAGAGCTAGGAAAACTAATAATACATACAGCATAATGTTCTTGTTTATATCATGTGTTATTCAGGAATGTGTTCTCTCATGCCACATCCCCACCCACCCCCAAAGATAAAACATTTTTTTCACATGATGCAAATACTTTTTTCACATTCCTGAATATCGCTAGAACAAGGGGTGTGTAAATCTGGGCTGGTGATAGCTGGTGGGACGATTCCACCTATGAAAAAAATTTTTTTCTAAATACCCCCAGGGCCTTGTATGTATGGGAGGGGAGACTACTCCATATAGTAACCCCCAGTGCGAGTTGACAGGTGGGGGTGGTCCCCACCAACTAATATTTCAATAAACAAAAAACAAAAAGCATTATGCAAAATTTAGTAATTAACGCAGGTAACTTCTCTGCAAATGGAAATTTCTCAGGCTACACTTCTACAGGCTTACGTGTTCACATTTATGGTCGCCAGCTAGAAGCAATTGGTTACAAGACACAGGATGACGTAAAATTTCCATTGTACGTTAGTGCATTAGAGAAAACCTATGGTGCACGTCTTGATGAAGCAGGTAACGAAGTTCCTTATGCTGATGGTACACTAAGCATGACACGCTTAACTGCTACTGCTGTCTTCAAAACCAAAGAGGAAGGTGTTAATGCAAACATCGCTGATAAAACCTATGCAATTGAAATTGCTAATGGTATCAAGAAAGCGTACGATCTTGCAGGCATTAAACAAGCAGACTTACAAGACTTGG